TTCTGCTTTTTTTTTTGCTGCTTCTTCTGCTTTTTTTTTTGCTGCTTCTTCTGCTTTTTTTTTTGCTGCTTCTTCTGCTTTTTTTTTTGCTGCTTCTTCTGCTTTTTTTTTTGCTGCTTCTTCTGCTGCTTTTTTTGCTTCTGCTTCTCTTTGTTGTTGTGAATTTACTATTCTTTGTATGTATGCTTTGTTTTTTGCTGCTTCTTCTGCTTTTTTTTTTGCTGCTTCTTCTGCTGCTTCTTTTTCTGCTGCTTCTTTTTCTGCTGCTTCTGCTATTTTTGCTGCTTCTGCTATTCTTGCTTCTTCATCTGCTTTTCTTTTTGCTTCTGCTTCTTTTGCTTCTGCTTCTTTTGCTTCTGCTTCTTTTGCTGCTGCTTCTTTTCTTGCTTTTTCTGCTGCTGCTGCTTTTTCTGCTGCTGCTGCTTTTTCTGCTGCTGCTGCTTTTTCTGCTGCTGCTGCTTTTTCTGCTGCTGCTGCTTTTTCTGCTGCTGCTGCTTTTTCTGCTGCTGCTGCTTTTTCTGCTTTTATTCTTGCTTCTTTTGCTTCTGCTTCTTTTGCTGCTGCTTCTTTTCTTGCTTTTTCTGCTGCTGCTTCTTTTCTTGCTTTTTTGCCTCTTGCGACACGTTGAATTTGTATTGCTTCTGCGTTAGATTTTAATGAATTATATGCGCCAATATCCGCATCTGTTAATTCGATGTCTTTATCCATAATGGTTTTAAATAAGTCATTAATTTTAATATAATCCATGGGCTTTTTTTTTTCTGCAATAATTTTATTTGCATTTTCTACGAAATCTAAATTATTTTTATTTTTCCCTATTTTTCCGAGTCGTTTTGTAATTTCTTCAGAATTTATTTTACTGTTAATTATATATTCTAATAAAAGTTCAACAACCTTGTTTTTTCTTTGTATAATACAAACTTTGTCAAGATTCGTAAAAAAATCTATTTTGTTTGTATCAATAATTTGTTTGAAATAATTGCTTATTTCTATAAAGTCAAATTTTTCTAATTTATTATTAATTTTTGTTATGTAATCATTAAAAATATATTCGGATATATTATTTAATGTTATGTTTTGTTCTGTTACGTCAAGGTTTTTAATATTTTGTTTATTTATTGACTTGTTAGCTGATTTTTTAAATAACTCATTTGTTTGGTTAATTAATTCAATTACCGCGGTTTTTTGGTTTTGTCTTTGGATTTTTAATGCCGATAATTTTTGTATTCTTTTTTCAATTCGTTTTTTAGATTCTTTATTATTTTCGTCTGACTCATTTATGATTAGGGATGATTGTTGTAGTTGTTTTTCAATGGGTTTTGTAACGTTGTCTTTTGGTTTAAATTCTTTTTCAAGAGTGCTCATATTTTTTCTAATATCACCTGTATCTTTATTTGTGCGTTCCTGGGATTCATCATCTTCACTTAAAATATTTTCATCTTCACTATCTCCCATATTTTTATCTTATAGTATTTCGACATAAAAAATATATAGAACGAATGCATATATTTTTTATAGAACATGGAAGACAAAAAATACATTTACGCCATCATAAAAATACCTATAGAGGTCTCGCTCTCTGACGGGTCATCCGCCCCCCTACAAGAATACTCATCCATCACTTACGAAAAATGCGAGAACCTACCTGAACTTACCCCCAAAAAAGACCCCCCCAACATGATTGACCTTGTTCACCAACTATATGAGGCGGCGGCGGCCGCCGCCCCGTCGGGTCCCTCGCCCGTCATCCCCCCACAAGAACCCGACCCGGCGCCCATACTCACAATCGACGAAATCGCCACATACCGTTCTCTAAACCCGCCCAAACCGGGGCAAAACTTTTCGTTCAAAAACAAACCCTTGTCATCCCTAAAACTTCGGCGTAGCGCGAAAAACCACTAGCGCAGCGGATAAGGCCGTTGTCCGCCTTCCACCACGAAATCCGGCGGCACATACGTCGTCAACCGGTCGCTAATGTTCAGACTTTTCATCGGTTTCGGGTCAATCGCGCGCGTCGCCATCGGTTCCACCAAATTCGTCGCGCCAATCCCGTATAATTGACTTTCTATTTCCACACTGTTAAACGCCAAATTCGTCGCCGCCACACGCCCCGGCAACAACCCGTTTCCCGCGAAAAATGTGGTTTCCGCCTGCACCGAATCGATATACGTCGTGTATTCTCTCATGTCGCGGTTCTGTTTTTGTTCCAAAATATAATCGCCTCTCGTGTTCTTGTTGCGCGTAGATGCCATTTGTGTATTACAATACCGCGAGATTATTTTATCGCAGTTTTTCTTTCAATTCGGCGACGCATTTCGTTTCCGCATTGAAACTCGTTGGCGTCGTTAAAAACGCCACCATACATTGATGAAACAGTTCTAAATAATCGTATGCAAACAAAATCGACAGCCCCAACGAATCGTCCATCGACATCATTTTTGACGCCGCCAATAAAAACAGTTGTTTAAATACCGGGTTGTCTTTGGTCAAATCGTATATTTTATCCATCGCTTTTGCGGAAGAATCGTAATCATACGCCATTTCGTCGCGCGTTTCTTCGTCGTCCGTATAAGCACCCCCCGACAAATAATTCTCCGGCGACATGGAAAACAGCCGGCGAATGCATTCGCGAAATTCGGTCACGGTATTGTATTTCACCGTTAATTCGGTCGGGTATGTATATTGTTGGGGCGGCAGCGCATATTTTTGCATTTGTAGTATGTATAACGTGTATAGATTTATGTTGTTTTTTGCGAAAAACACCGCAAATGTGGCTCGGTCACCAATTATATCGACGGTATAAATTCCCAATCTAGAAACGCGCAGACGTTTTTCCAAATCGCGTCTTGTTCTCTCTGTTTCGTGTCGTCCTTCAGTAAACTAATATACGGTATATACTGCGTCTGGTCTAACAACACCAACAACTGATGCAAAATGTAGGCGTAATTGAAAAAATTGGTTCGGCCGTTCGGGCAATAGAGCGCATACGGCTGTTGAATCGAAATAAACAATACACATAACGTCTCGTGCAATTGGTCGTCCATAATCGGCGGTTTGATTCCGAAAAGAGAATTGATGTATTGAATGTGCTCAAAATATTTATTGTATCCCAATTTACGCAAAATCTCGCGCATCTTGTCGTAATTCAACAACGACAAATCGTGAATGCGTTCTCTCTTTATGCGCAATTTAATGTTTTTAATCACTTCTTCCGGTATCTGCGTCGTCTCTTTTGCCTGAAATTGAGAGAGAATTTCCTTGAAATGATTCAGGCGAATATAGGCCGTATATGAAACCTCGTTCGGCGGTTCTTTATTGGTCGGTTTTGCGTTGTCGACAATATACGTTATGAATTTGCCGCATTTGTCGTTGTTGCAAATGAGAATGCCCTCTTCGTCTTGCGGTATAAGTTCTCCGCTGTTGCATATTTGACACACATCGGCCGGAATGACGAAATCCTGGATATTCGGTATTTCGCCATTGACGTTGCGCCAATAGTTTTGGTAGATTTTTCTGGATTGCGCGTATTTTTCGGTGTTGATTGTTTCAGTGTGTTCTTGCGGCGATTTGGTTTTTATCTTGAAGAAATGCTGAACCGCATTGGCGGAATTTGATTTCGCCGCGGCAGATGTGTTTGGCAGCAATTCGACGGTTTGCTGCGGCGAGGCGGCTGCGGCGGCGGTTTGGCCGGAAATTTTCTGTTTTTGCTCGAAATACTGAAACACGTATTTTGAATTTTCCAAGAAATAGTTCTTTTTTTTTTGTTTCAGTTCTCGTATTTCGCGTTTTATAGAGTGAATCTTGTCGCGAACATCCAAATATTGGTCTAGTTGCGACTGCGACATTTGTTTAATGGTATCGTTCAGTCGTTTTATTTCGCCGTAAAGATCGGGTATGATTTCCGTTTCGATTCTGTGAAAATAAATCATCATTTCAGTATGTTTTTCGTCAATGGTATTGGCCGTTTTTGTGGAAACGGCGGAGGCGGCGGCCGAAATCATTTGCGGTCGTCGGTATTTATTGGATAAATACCGACGATTTTAAGTTGTTTTTGTGAGAACATGCGGCCGAACTAATGATATTTTATTCGAATAAAAATGAGTAAAGAGAGAACACGATGACATAACGTTTTCGGGCTGTTTCGGAAACATATTTGCCTAGGTATCTACATGGGCGGCCTTCGGCCGCCACACACAAGGTTCTCTACTAATGATATTTTATTCGAATAAAAATGAGTAAAGAGAGAACACGATGACATAACAATTCAACGTTTTCGGGCTGTTTCGGAAACATATTTACGAAGTATAATAATATTATCTTCTGACTGCGAATAAATAAAACGTTGTCGGTGTTATTTTATTAGTAGAAAATTTTTACGGGCTAGGAACTGTCGTTATCAATCGCATCCAACAACAATGACACGTTTTCGTTAAACAAAAAAATGAGTTTGCATAATTTTTCTTTGGATAATGCGCTTAACCGTATAATTTCGTGTTTTTCTAATCTTTGTAGATTTCTGATTTTATAGAAGGTTTGTCTTGTCCGGTCGTCCAGCGTCGAATCGTTAATGGCCATTTCGCCAAACAGCTCTTTAATGTTCATTTCGCTCTGTTGCGAAATCATTGTTTTCGAAACCGTGTGTTTATTTTCCATTATACAATACAACGGAAAATAATTTTTATCTCGTATTTTCTTGATTATTGAATTATCGGCGTAATATAACAGGTCTGCAAAATGTCGTCCATCGAAATCGACACGCAAAAATATCAAAAATTGATGTTTTTGTCGAATGCATTGGAAAAAGGGTGGTCGGTGAAAAAATCGGGCGACTCGTATATTTTCACCAAAAAACACGAAAACCGGCAAGAAATATTCCGAGAAAATTATTTAGAAACATTTTTGGTTTCAAACACCGAAGGCGTGCTTTTTCTCGATAAATTATGATATTTGTTCTCTTACAAGTCAATGGAGTCTTCGTTTCTCTCACGGAAATACTTGACAATATCGTCACGTAATTTGGCGTGACCTTCGTAAAATACAAGCAGACCTTGCCAATCGCGGTGAATGTCGTGCGTGGGCTGATAATTATTGTCGACCAAATGCCGCCATCGGTCATTGTATTTGCGGTCGCTTTTCTTGCCGTGCCAATAGTGGTAAATGGTTCCGTTCACATATCCAATGTCTTTGTGCAGACGCAACGCGCGGGTTTGCCAATTGAGAACATGCGACTTGTAATCTTCCGACACGTCTTGCGCATACGACTCGTCGGCCTTTCCGATTAGCCCCATCGCCATATGATGGTCGCCGGAACCCAAAATACCCACTTCAAATAGCCCGCCGAAGGTTTCAATCGCATGTCGGGTCGCCGCCCACGCATACCCGGGGTGCCAATAGACCCCGTTTTTGCTTTTTTGCGAGTAAAAATAATAATTTCCCTGTTTGTTTTTTGTCGTTGTTGTCCATGTTTTCTTCGGAATATCGTTCTTGTAACAGTATGCGAAACATTTGGCCACATTCATGACTTCGTTCGTCGGGCCGAGGTCAATGGCGTCTTCAAACATCTGAACAACCGGGTGCATTTGCAGCTGTTGAATCGTTTCTTCCGCCCAAAAAGGGTTCACGAAATCAATATCGGTGTCTATCCACGCGACGTATTTCCAATCGTTCGGCAGTCTCGAAATGCCGATATTGACCAAGTTCTCTTTATGCCATAAAACCGTGTCGGTTCTCAATTGAACCTTAAGCTGAACATCTAACTCTTGGGTTTCGAATGTTCTTTCGCCATACGCCAATTCAACGACACACAAATTCACGCCGTAATTTTTCATTCTTGTGATAAACTCGCCAAACAACTTCCTGCGACGTTTAAACCTGAGCGGGTTGTTGTATACCGCAATCACCCAAAAGTCCTTGTGTAAATGGTTGACTTTCATTTGTGTTTGGTTGTATAGTATGGCTAAATATTTTACCCACTATAAAAATTACGTATTGTATTACAATATGTGATTTTTTATGCAAAAAAACAAAAAAATTGAATTTTAAATGCGACCGGTTTTTAGGCGGCATTATTGAAATGGCATTTCTGAAAACGCGCGCGGATATTGTTGCGGGAGTTGCTTGTTTCGTCGTTGCCGGATTATCTAGTATCAGTTGCGTTTATCTGTTGATGCGGCCAGAGGTTTCGGAGGTTTTCGGGTTCATTACGCCGTGCCGGAGCGAGATGTCGCAGATTATAGGTATGTTTTCATCGTATATTGGCACCATATCGTGTTTGGAACGGCAACAACAGTTCGACAAGCAGATTCAGAAAATTCAAATTGTTGTTCTCGTGGTTGTTGGTGTCGGAACATACAAGGAGTTTTATGAACGTATTCGAAATATGATGGAAAAACCGGCGGAAACACCGGTTAACTGATAATGTTGGTTTCGGGTTGTGTGTTGTAAATATTGTATATTTTTTTACGGGGTTTCCGGTTCTCTTGTATTCTCTATTTCGCGCCAAAAATACCCGTCATACATGGTTTCGGTGTTGACCACTTCGCCGAGTTTGTTATACGACACCTGAAATTTGCGGACAACGTCGCGTTTTGATTTGAATGTTTCCAATACGCGCATTGAAACGGGGTCGATTTGTTGAATCGTTTTTCCATTGACGAATACGTGTTTTTCAGGTAATTGGTTTGTTTTGAGATATTCTTCGCGCCATTCAATTGGGCAAGCGTCGAAGAAATTCCAATAATGGCCGCTCGATATGCTTTGTTTTTGAATCGCGCGAGTAAACCCGGTGCATTTCATGTTTCTCGATTCGGTCGCTTCTTTTTGTGTGGCAAATACCTGCATGATTTTTGTTTTCTTTACATCAATCATGGCAATGAACCGAATTTCGGTCGACTTGGCTTTGCCTTCTTCCGTCGGCGGAATCTCGGCGGGCGGTTCTTCGTCGCGTTTCACGTAATACCACCGAAACCCTTTGTATATGCGGTTGCGCTGATATGCGAGACGCATCGACGGTTGGGCGATGTAGTCGAATTTACGTTCTATTTCCATCGGGCTGTCGTATACGTGAACCGGCGTTTTTAGGTCTGTCGGCAAATATTGGTATACCTTGGGGACTTTGATGCTGTTTGTGCGTTGGGTAACGTGAGAAACGGTTTTTCGCGGGGCGGCGGTCACCGAAGATTCGGATTCGTTGTCGGATTCGGCATCTGGGTTGTTTTCTTCTTGATTTTCTTTATATGTCATTGTATTTTTTAATTTTTCTATTTCCAATTCAATACTCATTTTTCTGATGTCTGCTTCTTTTTGACGGAGTATTAATTCTTCCGCTTCTTTACGGTGTTTTTCAGATTCGATTTTGAATTTTTCAGATTCAATATTTAGTTTTTCTTTTTCAATAATTAGTTTTTCATATTCAATATTTTTATCGATATTTGCATTCGGCATTTTGTATTTTATTTCTTTAATAATCGTTAAAAAATTAGCGTAAAGTTTTTCATTCGCTAGATATACTTCTGTCGCAATGTGGCCGTCTCTTTTTGTAATTGTTTTGTAACGATAATATTTAAATGTTTCGTGGTTATGAATTAAATTTTCTAATTTCGTATGTTCGTCACATGGTATAACATCTAATAAAAAAGGTTCAACTATACCATACTCTCTTGCAATATTGTTTAGTCTTTGTTTGATATTTTGTGTTGAACCAATTTTAATAATAAAACAATCGGGGTTTTCCTCATCATCTTTAATTTTACAAATATATACGAGATTCTTTTTATCGTGTGATTCTTTAAGAGAAATGCTATGTCTTGACAACATATTATGAGTTAATAAATTACGGTCAATTTCATTTTCTTGTTTTAGCTGATAAATGCCGTTATTTCGTATTTCTTTTATAACGTCAATTACCCAATTCTGAAAAATAGCGGCTATCGGTTTTCTTGACCGCCCTAAAATTTTATACAGACCGTTTTCGGTTAAAAATGTTGTTTTTTGAGTTCCGCCTTGCGGGGTATATGTTAAACATAAGTGCCGTTCTTTCTCACTGAATTCTTGGATATTTTGATGAATATTCGTAATTCCCAAAAGTTGACCAATTTGATTAGCTTGAAAAAGAGGGTTTTCGGGAGTTCCTTGGATATTGATGGTGTGGTTTTCGTCTAATAGAGAAAATGCTTTTAGAATGTCCATGCGTTACTTATATATTAGGGGTATATTTCTTTATATCGTTTTAAACGAATAACTATTTTCCTAAATATACCCCGGGAATTAAAAAATTATTTTCAAAATATTTTCATATTAAAAAATCGATTTAATTAAAAAAAAAGAATTTTATATCCATACCATAATCTTCGACCCCGCCCGAAATTTACTCGTAATCATCGAAAAACAACTGAACTACTTCTACAACTCTGTCGCTTTTATGATTTCGCCAATGTATGATTTGGTTATGCAGCGCGATTAATCTCTCATTCCATGGTCGTTTATTGTTCTTGTCGACGGCGACATTTCCGGTGGTTTTCGAAACCGACCAACATGATTTGACTCTTGAACCGTCGCGTTTAATGTAGTCGTCGGGGTTGAATCGAATAAATACGATGGGGCGGTGGTTGTGGTCTTGCGAGATTTCCATGAGACGACGATTTTCGTAAGTGGTGTCGTAATCCATGTGTTGATTTTCGTCGACTTCAATAATAATAACCTGATACCCCAAATCCATCAGCATATCGGGGCGGCGACGAGAACAGCCGTCCGCGACCCGTTTATCGCAAACCCACGTCGTATCCGGAAACGCCGTTTTCACGAATTCAACGACCGACTGTTCTTTTGTTTTGTAATTTCTCACTGTCGGTTTTTCCGGAAACAAATGAACGAAACAGTGGAGACAATATCCTTCGTAATATTTATTCGTTGAACGATTCACACACCATTCACTAATGCATTTTTTGTTGGATAAATCAATCATCCCCGGGCTCTTATGGTCTGAACAAAATTTGGGTTTTGTTTCGACCGCGAAATTATAGATGGGTCGCCGGAGACATTCGTCGGCTTCGCATTTTTTATGTGTAACATCGACCATTTCCTTTAATTTATGGTTTTTACAGAATCTTGCATTTTTTTCGTTTAAAATACCATATGATGCAATGAGAACACAACCGTCATGCTCGCATTTTTTGTGTTTTACATTCATCATATCCTCGGTCTTGTGTATAGAACAGTGAGTGGCCGCCTTTTCCGTCGGTATCGCATAACTCGGTAGTTTGTCGCAACCATCGACGGTGCATTTTTTGTGCTTTACGTTCATCATTTCCGCGGTTTTGTGCGTTCCGCAATGGGTTGGACGAGAACCGACAATGCCAAAACTAGGTGAATTGTTACATCCTTCCTCTTCACACATATTATTAACGACATTTATCATGGTCGGTTCTTTGTGAGTAGCACAGAAACGGCCGGTTTTTTTGTCGGGCGTGTTATACACCGGGGTTACCAAACACCCGGCGTGTTCGCAAAATTTGGTCATCACATTCACCATTTCGGGGTTTTTGTGTGTTCCGCAATACATCGGTTTTTGGCCTAAAATATTGAAACTCGGTCTTTGACAGCATCCTTCATGCAAACATCGTTTGTCTTTTACATTAATCATTCCGTCTTCTTTGTGGGTTGAACAGAACCGGCCGTTTTTTTCGGCCGCAATATTGAAATATGCGTTTTTGGTGCAATCTTTAAATTCACAAACTGTCATTATGGTGTGTGTTGTTGTATTGGGTTCTATGAATCTGTGAAAATCATATTCAATTTTTTTGCAAAAAAAGATTTAGAAGAAACGATATTTTTGGTTTTTTTCGAAATTATTTTCTTATGCTAATATATAACACCCTTTTACTAATTCCGCACTACAATGGCCGGCGGTTTAATGCAGTTAGTCGCTTATGGCGCACAAGACGTTTTCCTTACTGGAACCCCCGAGATTACCTTCTGGAAGGTTTCTTACAGAAGGCACACCAACTTTGCGATGGAAAGCATTGAACAGACCTTTTCCGGTCAGGCCGATTTCGGTCGTCGTGTTACTTGCACCATCAGCCGCAACGGTGATCTTGCCTACCGCACTTATCTTCAGGTGACTCTTCCCGAAATCAACCAGAGTATGCAGGGCAGTTCTGGAACCGGTGTGTATGCCCGTTGGCTCGATTACATTGGCGAACAGCTTATCGCACAGATTGAGGTCGAAATTGGTGGTCAGAGAATTGACCGCCAATACGGTGATTGGCTCCACATCTGGAACCAGGTCACTCTCTCTTCTGAACAGCAACGCGGGTATTTCAAGCTCATCGGAAACACCACCGCGCTTACCTACATCACCGACCCCGCCTTTGCCGGAATCAGTGGTCCTTGTTCTGCCGCGGGTGTTCCTAACCAAGTTTGCGCTCCTCGCAATGCTCTTCCGGAAACCACCCTTTACATCCCCCTTCTTTTCTGGTTCAACAGAAACCCGGGGCTTGCATTGCCGCTTATCGCGTTGCAGTACCACGAAGTTAAGTTCAACATTGATTTCCGCCCCATTGGCGAATGTCTCTGGGCCGTCAATTCTCTTACGGCCACCTCCGGTTCAGTTGCCGCCACCCAGGCTTACCAGCAGTCACTTGTTGCCGCCTCAATTTACGTCGACTATATCTTCCTTGACACCGACGAAAGGCGTAAGATGGCACAGAACCCCCATGAATATCTTATTGAACAGGTTCAATTTACCGGCGATGAATCTGTCGGAAGTAGCTCAAACAAGATTAAGCTCAATTTCAATCACCCTTGCAAGGAACTCATTTGGGTTGTGCAGCCCGATGCGAACGTCGACTATTGCTCGTCGCTTGATGCAGGTGGTCTTCTTTACCGCACGCTCGGTGCACAGCCGTTCAACTACACCGACAGCATCGACGCTCTTCCCAATGCCATCCACGCTTTTGGTGGCCCCAAGGAAACCAGCGGCACAAACGGGTTCATCAACGCTTCCGGTCTTTTCCAGATGGCCGGCGCAGACGACGGAACCACCGGCGCGCTCAACGCGAATTGGGGTACCAACGGTCTCCCAGATGCCGCGTTCAACAACATCGGCGGCCCCACCGAAGGGTCTCTCGTATCCGATGCCGGAACCTTTGTCCTCGCCGAAACCGCGCTTGACCTCCACTGTTGGGGCGAAAACCCCGTCGTCACCGCCAAACTCCAGCTCAATGGCCAGGACCGATTCTCTGAACGCGAAGGTTCTTATTTCGATGTTGTTCAGCCTTATCAGCACCACACCAGAGCGCCCGATACCGGTATCAACGTTTACTCCTTTTCATTGAGACCCGAAGAGCATCAACCGAGCGGTTCGTGTAACTTTTCTAGAATCGATAACGCTGTTCTACAACTTGTCCTCTCCGCCCCCACCGTCGCCGGAACCGCCACCGCCAAGGTCCGCGTATATGCCGTCAATTATAATGTGCTCCGCGTCATGTCGGGAATGGCAGGCGTAGCGTACTCAAATTAGTGACCGGTATGGTAGAGACATACCGAGACATACAACAATCTTATGTAGTAAAAACAACATCGGAGACATACGCCCCGAGACATACAAAAAAATAAATATAAAAAATTATAATAATTTTATATTTATGGTGACAACAATGCGCAAATAAATTAATCTTCTTTTTCCTTTTTGTTCTTTCTGTATTCGGCAATTTTTTTGGCATGTAATTTTTTATATTCTTCGTCCCCATATCTTTCTCTAAGCGCTTCGCGTTGCATTCTTTTTTTGTTTTTTCGATATTCTTTTATTTCTTCCGCGGTTTTTTTGTTTCCTTTTTGTAATGACGTGTTATTTTTTGGGGGTTTTACGGGTAAATGTTCGCCCAACATATTATCGTTAAATATAATTGTATTTTCTAACGGTTCTTTATCGTCGCCATTTAATTTGACATTTGGTTCTTTCGAATCATTATCTTTAACTCGTGTTTTTTCGTAAAATTCAGTGTCAGAATCTTCGCCAAAATTTTCATTGACGACGTTAATTCTGTTTAGTTTTTCGATGAATTCGTCATACGTATAGTCGCGTTTCATGTAGTTACATTCGCCGCAACATGGTCTACAGTTTTCAAAAATATACCCAATGCTGTTGTCAAAACGGTCAATGCCATTTTTATGGGTTTCTGTATTTTGTTTCCCGCAGAGATAACAGTTTTGCGATGTAATTTCTTTATATTTATCGGGGGGTATCGTAAAATCAAAATGTTTCTTCAGCGCTCTATCTCTGTAACTCGCCCACGTTGAACGAGTATGGTCACCAAATAATTCAGGATATTTTTTTCCGGAAATTTGTTTAAGATGAGACAAAATATGTTCTACACGATGAATAAATACGTCTTTATTGAGTGTATTTTTCATGTAATTACATACCTTGCAACAACTCACGCAATTTTCAAAAACATACCCTTTTTTGCTGTCGATTCTGTCAATGCCGTTAAACCCGCGAGGCTGTATACCAGCACAATAATCGCACGGTTTTTTCGTTATTTCTTTAAATTCTTCTAATGTAATTGAAAATTCAAGCTGTTTTTGTTCTGCTGAACGCATATAAACACCGTATTGTAAATGATAACTGTTTATTTTATTTTCATTATTTTCTTTTACTTTTTCCGGGTTATTTTCTCTCCATTTCTTTGCTTGTTCGGCGTTTAATTTAAGATATTCATCGACACCGTCTTTTTCGATTTTATGTTGGCGAGAATTCATGCAATATTCGGCTACTTTTTCGTAATTGTCTTCTTTCCACTGTTTTTTCACTTCAACGCGTTCGGGTTTTGCGTCATTCACCCGCGCAATTTCGTTGCGGTGTTCTTTGTCGCGTTTTTGGTCTTGTATACGGTTTTGTTCTCTACATGCGCGGCATGTTTCGGTGTATTCTTTGCGAATACCGGCGAATTCCGCAATCGGAAGCGTTTTGCAACAGACGGTGCAGTTCTTCTCGGCCGGGTTTTCGGCGATTTGCGCATTTTGTATTTTTGCGCCGCCGCGTTTCGCCCTGTCTTTTTCTCTCTCGCTGGCAAGACACGTCTGACAACGCGAAAACCCGTATTCTAACTCCAATTTTTCGCGACATCCGCGCACGTAATTGGCGCATAATTTTTTGTTTTCTTCGCGCGTTTCGTCGACAAACAATTCGATTTGGTGTAATTTACAGTATTTGTTTTCTTCGCACCGTTTAAATTTGCAACCCTGTTTTCCACACAAAACCACGGTTTCCCTCGTTAAAACACGGTTTGTTTTAGAGCGCGATTTGCATTTATCGCAGGTTTTTGTCGCGGTTTCGAAATAATACGCTTTTTTACATCCGGCACACAAATCAAGTTTCGCAATCATTTCGTCGGTGTAACTCGTCATATAATCGTGAAATTTGCAAAAACGGGTATCGTTAATCGCTGCACAGCGGCAAGCCGTTTTGTTTCTGTCAATCGCCAAACACGCCATCTTTATGCTACTTGTATTTTTTCGAAAAAAGTTTTCAATTTTTTATCGGAAAATATACGCGTTATTTTTGGTTTTTTATACAAAAGCAAACAATTACCCTAGCATTTTTCACAACCGTTATTTATATTCTTTTTGTAAAAGCAATTCGCCGAAAAGCAATATAAAGAAACGATGTTTATTATTGTATACCACCCACCATGTCTTCGCCTACACCCGTAAATATCGTTCAGCTTATTGAGAAAAACCCCATTACAAGATTATCAAACACCTACAATAATCAATTATTGTATCGCATAAAAGCGTCTTTTACAGATTACGAACAGCAATTATTTATTGCAAGTTTTTACTGTTATCTGAATTACGAAAATTCGAATGATTTTGTCGTTGATTTGGATAATGTCTGGGCTTGGTTAGGTTTTAACCAAAAAGAGGCATCCAAAAGAGTATTGGAAAGAAATTTTGTCGTTAATATTGACTATAAAATTGGTCCGCCGATCGACAGGGCAAACATTTCACCCAATGATGCAGACTATAAAATTGCCTTTGAAGCTGCAAAGGCAAACATTGACCCCATCGACACAGACAAAAAAAAGACCCGAGGCGGTCACAATAAAGAAACCATTTTAATGACCGTGAAAACATTCAAATTATTATGTCTAAAATCCCAAACCAAAAAAGCGCACGAAATCCATGAATATTATCTAAAAATGGAAGAGCTTTTGCATAAATTAATCGACGAAGAGTCGACGGAATTAAAAAAACAATTACAACAGCAACATGTGATTATCGAAGAACAAAAAATCAAATTACACAGAACGGAAGAAATTGAAAGAGAAAAAATATTACTCAATAAATTCGCCGAACACGGCCCATTGGTCTACATTATCAAAGTCAAATCATTCGAGAACGGCGAATACATCATAAAAATCGGCGAATCACGAAGAGGTGTAAAAAACCGATATTATGAACACCGCAAACATTACGGCAACGACATTTTATTATTAGATTGTTTTTTAACGGATAAATCCAAAAATTTTGAGAGTTTTTTACACAAACATCCCAAGATACGACAGAATCGCGTAACGACGTTGGAGGGTCACGAAACCGAGTATGAATTGTTTAAAATCGACAACAATTTAACGTATCAAATGTTCTCAAACATCATCGACGAGAACATACACAAATTCAAATATTATTCATATAGCGACATTGAAAAACTAGAAAAGGAAATTGAAACACTGAAAAACAATAAAATCGAAAACTCGGTCACAAACACCACACAAAACGCATTTACCGAAGAACTCAATGCATTCAAGGAAACCATAAAAACCGAACTTATGAATCAAAATCAGGCATTTTTAGAAAAACTAACACAACAGGTTCTCGCCAAGGTAAACCAAGACGCGGCTCAGCAACCAAAATTAACGACCAATTTCAACGAGCCGTTACCTACAATCGGCCCACGGCTTCAAAAAATAAATCCCGAAACAATGCAATTGGTAAAGGTCTATGAAACCGCCGCGGAATGCATGAAAGAAAACAATCACATAAAACGCCCGTCACTAAACAAGGCGATTGTGGAAAACAAGATATATCACGGTTACCGATGGTTGTATGTCGACCGCGAATTAGAACCAAATATCATACACGGTATTTTACCGACAATTGAAATAAAAATTCAAAATCTCGGATATATTGCAAAATTGAACGAAACAAAAACCGAAATTATCAATGTGTATATAGACCGAAAAACCGCGTCATTTCAAAACGGATATGAATCACAAGCGTTTTTGGACGCATACGTAAAAAACGGAAAAATCACAAACGGACATTATTATATGTTGTTGGATAACTGCGACGAAACGCTAAAAACCAATTTCAAGACAAAACACGGAATTACCGAAATCATTCTCTACAAGAATGGTGTCGGTAAATATGATACAAACAATGTATTAGTAAAAGAATTCACTTCCCGATATGACTGTTCACGGTTTGACACCATTGGCGAAAAATCATTGTCGAAAGCTTTGGCAAAAAATATACCATACAGCAATTTCTATTATCGGTTTCTCGCCGCAAAATTATGTTCTCTCCAAGAATAAATAAAACGCCAAAAACAACATAAAAAATATTCGAATACAATCATATCAATCAATATCAAAACACGCATGTCTCATTTTATGTCGGCGACGGCCACGACAACAACCCAAAATGATTTATTGATGAAAAATTTAACGGAATTTTACAAAACAAAAGAGAACATTGACAAGATGATTTCCATCATTAATGGCGATTCAAAGATTTCGCTCCGCATCGTAGATTGGTTTGTGACAAATTACGCGAAAAAATACTACACGGTATACGAGATACCGGCAACGGAAACGTCGCCGGCGAAAAGGTTCAAAGTGTATAACGACTACAAACTAAAACTAAAGGCCTATTCGAAACGCAGACTAGACCCGTTTTGTCGGTGGGAAAGAATAACGATACCGTATGAAAACGACAAATATATGGAAACGACGATTGGGCAATTGAATTTTTTTAAATGGGCGATTGAGAACCGCATCATTGAGTATATTAAAGAAAATTACGAAAAAATCGAACAAGACATGAATGAACGAAACCGCACGTCAAAACGCAGCAACACGTCGTCGTCAGAGACATCGGTCGAATCGGTCGACAACACGAAAACCCGTAAAAAGAGAGAAGAACTGTCTGTGTCGGCGTGTAAATGCATAAAAAAGGAAACGGTGAAAATCATTGTGACCTTTAATTAGACGCGCGCGCCCGCCCGACCCTAAAACATAATCATGTTTCCGCGCGCGGCGTGACCGAATAAACGCGCGGGTTTATATTTCAAGATGTCGAGAACCTTGGAAGTCGTGGGGAATTCATCGAACCCGTAAATGTCTTGCAGCAATAGCCATTCAAACATGCCGCCGACGTATAAAAAAACGTCGGAAAACCCGAGACCCCGAATTTGGTCGTATTTTTTCTCGGCCGTCGTATCGTTTGCATTTTTGCCGTAAACGATGATTTTTCGCGAAGAAAAATCGTATTGTTCTATAAAATGGTTGATTGTGTTCTCTTCCATTTGATAGGAAATTGTATTTTTAATTAAACACGCCTGTTCATTTTCGGGCATGGTGTTTATGATAATATAATGATTCGGAAAAGAAACGGCATTTTGTAAATCTTCAAATGATATTTTTTTGTATGCCGCCGGTTTCGATAAAAAACTCCACATATATGATTACACTGTAAAAATTTGTAAATTACTTTACGCGTTATGGATAAACCCGACCACATAAAATTATCTGGAAATATACTATAAATGACAACAATAAACAATGACAACAACGCCTTTGAGCAATGTGCAATGGCGGAAATTGACAATATACGGTATAAACGCAACCGAATAAAATACTCGTTAATGAACAATTCCCCGATTGAGAATAAATTGCATGTAGTGATTGTTATTTCGAACCCGTGTCTTTATGCGACAAGATACACGTTAATTCGCGAATTCATAAAAAGAATCGAGGCGGAAGAAACCGATGTTCTCTTGTATATTGTTGAAATGGTTTACGGAGAACAAGAATTCGCCATTACCGACGCTAAAAACAAACGGCATTTACAGTTAAGAACACAGACCCCTATATGGCATAAAGAGAACATGATTAATTTAGGAGTAAAAAACCTCTTGCCTCACGACTGGAAGGCGGTGGCATGGATAGATTCTGATTTGGATTTTGAAAACATCAGTTGGGCAAAAGATACGTTAAAAATACTGAACGGTTCAAAAGACATTGTTCAGTTATTTAGCCATTGCGTCGATATGGATATAGACGAGAACACGCTGAATGTATTCACCGGTTTCGGCAACCAATTTGTAAAAGACAAACCGTATGTGGCCAAAAGCATCGACTATTGGCACCCGGGGTATGCATGGGCGTGTACGCGTAAAGCCTATGACCAAATGGGGGGGCTATACGACAAGGCCATATTGGGTTCAGGCGATAATATAATGGCATTATCGTTGATTGGAAAAGGATTGTCGGCACTTAACGAAAAAAGCAATTCCGATTACAAGAATTCGGTGTTGGATTATCAAGAAAGAGTAAAACGCCTACGATTGGGATATGTTCCGGGCGTTATTCGGCATTATTTTCACGGATTGAAAAAGAATCGAAAATATACGGAAAGATGGCAAATTTTATTGAGCCATAATTTTTCGCCAATTAATCATTTAATTTACGACAATAGCTGCGTTTTAATACCGTCGGCAAAATGCACTACACATTTATTGGCCGATATTTATGATTATTTTAAACAACGCAACGAAGATGAATTTCAGGAAACACGCAAAAATAACGCGAATTCAGACGAAAACACCGAGGGGGGAAAGAGCGAAACCGAACAATCGTCACAGATATATTATGCCACGCCGCCAATGACCCCGCCAATCACGCCGCCAATGACCCCGCCAATGACCCCGCCAATGACCCCGCCAATGACCCCGCCAATGACCCCGCCAATGACCCCGCCAATGACCCCGCCGACCACGGCAAGAAGACAATCCGTATCCGAAAACACACCGCCCTGCGAATCAGTTTCGGTAACCGACATTCAAATATACAACAAATCGGATACAATTAGCGAATACTCGGTCGAATCAGATACCGATACAAATGACGCCATTGCGGAACCGGAAGATTTATCGAATTACTACCCCGAGCATTCATTTCCTCAACAGAATCAAATAATGCGTCCAAGCGCATTGCGGCCAACGACAAATTTCCCGTTAGAGTCGCCGACAACGTCCTGTTTAAAAAAAACCCATCCGCATTTTTCATCGTCATCGTCAGTTACCCGCCCAAGACAGCCGTCGATAACGTCACAATCCGGTCAATCGTCGGTTGTATCACACTCAAAACACTCATCGCCTACTGCTACATCGTCATCGCATTCTAGAGATTCGCCAACCGCATCATCGCATAAACGGGCAATACTCTCATCACATAGAAGGCAACCCGCCACGTTACAAACAAGATACCCCCACAGAAATTCACAGAACGAAATAGCCACAACGCCCGAAAAAAGTCCATCATTTTTTAGTTCACTATTTAACGGATTTAAGTGTTGATTTTTTTCGGCAATAATTATTTTTCCAAAAAAATTGAAAAAACAATTAAACAAAACCGCGACAATATATACACAGACAACAACAATAATTATTAATCAATCTCAACCATGGACGTTTCGCAAATTAAGTTAAGCCGATCAGAATGGGAAAACATCGAAAAACCGGTTTCAGAATACGAGAAACAGATTTTGAAAATGATTAAAGATGGGTATTCCGACATAAATATTCGCGCCAACGAAAACCAGACAATGTTTTCGCTTGTTCAAATAAATAAAACTTCGGAAAACGAGACCATACTCTACAAAAAATACTTTGAACCCCTGATTCTTGAAATAATCGGTAAATATGGAGGCGAAACCCCGATGAAAGACTATACCGCAGCAACAGTTTCCGAAAAAAAAATCGCCATAAAGTCTGCGGATAAAATTCGGCTTCAAAATCTCGACGCAAACATTACGAAAAATAAAAAATCCATTTTCGAATATCTTCTTTTGGATTTGTCGAAGGAAATGCTAAAACAAATCCACATAAAAAATCAAAAATACGCGTTTTACCTATATACTCTGTTGCAATTAAAAAAAACATCGATTAAAGACATAAACGCCCATGTTGTTGACTTTGTCGATAAATTAATCGAATTTGTCAACGGATTTACGAAAACCAGCGAAATAATAAAGAACGCATATCAATTTATCGAAAAAAACCCGCACATACTAAAATACGAAGATAAAGTATTATTTGCCCATCAAAAAGAATTGTTTTCATTGTTTTCGCAATCGACCAACCCGAAATTGGTTTTATATATGGCACCAACCGGCACGGGAAAAACGGTATCACCAATCGGGTTAGCACAAGGCCGTCGAATTATTTTCGTCTGTGTCGCGCGCCATATAGGGCTCGCCCTAGCAAAATCCGCGATTTCGGTAGAACAAAAGGTCGCGTTTGCGTTTGGTTGTGAAACCGCGTCAGACATACGACTCCACTATTTCTCCGCGGTAGATTACACGAAAAACCGCAAATCGGGCGGTATTGGAAAAGTCGACAACAGTAACGGCAACAATGTCGAAATCATGATTTGCGATGTGCATTCTTATATTACGGCGATGCATTATATGATTGCGTTCAACGACCCCGACGACATCATCACTTATTGGGATGAACCGACAATTACCCTTGACCAAGAAACCCATGAATTGCATAAAACAATCAGCCGAAATTGGAAGGAAAATAAAATCCCGAATATGGTTCTCTCGTGCGCTACGCTTCCGACCTCGGACGAATTACAGCCGGTATTCGACGATTTCCGCGAAAAATTCGACGGCGCAAACATTCACACAATCACAAGTTTCGACTGTAAAAAATCCATACCGATAATAGACAAAAACGGGTATTGTGTTCTTCCGCATTTGTTGTATTCGCCGTATTCGGAAATGATTGAATGCGTTAAATATTGTGACCAAAACAAGACACTTCTTCGTTATTTTGACCTTCGCGAAATCATTCATTTCATTGAATACATTGACTCACATAAATACGTTGAAGAAAATTTTTCGATAGATTCATATTTTAAGGGAAATATACAATTAATTACAATGAACAGTCTGAAGGAATATTATTTGTGTTTATTGTTACATATCGAAGAATCGGAATGGCACAAGATACACCATTATTTAAAACAAACACAAACCCCTAAATTCACGAGTAATTTTCAGCGTATTCGCAGTGTCGATTCTTATACCGAAAAACACGCGTCGAATTTGGCGGGACAGCCGATAAGAAAAACCGCCAGCGTTTCCGCGCCGACGGCGGCGGAACCGTCATCGGCGGCCGGAATTTTGTTGACTACATCTGACGCATATACGTTGACTGACGGACCGACGATATTTTTGGCCGACGACGTGAACAAGGTCGGCATGTTTTATCGGCAACAGACAAACATTTCCAAATCGACGATTGACATTATCATGGCAAAACTTGAAAACAACGAAAAGTTAAGTCAGCGAATTGAAAAATGCGAATCTTTGATTAGAGAAAAAGAAACAAAAACGTCGTCGTCAGACGCGTCATCGACCAAGGACAGCGCCAAGCGCGAAAGCGGGCGACTCTGTAAAGAATCCGAAAAATTTATGGCGGAAATAAACAAACATCGCGCCGAAATAAAAATGGTTTCTCTTGACCCGGCCTATTTACCGAATACAAAACAACACCAAGAAATTTGGGCACCCATCGGCGAAACGCTTCCAAATGCGTTTGTCTCGAATATAGACGAGGTAATGGCAAAAGAAATCATGTTGCTTGACATTGACCGAAACGTAAAGATTCTCTTGATGCTCGGTATCGGGTTGTTTAGCGAAAACATTGCCAATAATCGTTATATGGAAATTATGAAACAGTTGGCGGACGAACAAAACCTATTTATTATTATCGCGTCTTCGGATTATATTTACGGAACAAATTACCAGTTTTGTCACGGGTTTATCGGAAAAGACCTAAAAAATATGACTCAACAAAAAACATTGCAGGCCATGGGGCGCATTGGACGAAACAACATTCAACAGGATTACACGATACGGTTTCGCGACAATGACATGATTATGCGTTTGTTTAAAAAACCCGAATACAATTTAGAAGCGGTCAACATGTGCAAATTATTTGGCCAATAAAACGAGACCAAACCAATCAGACCAAACCAATCAGTATATCTAGATAACTACATACTGAAAAATAAAAAACAAATACAGTTTTTTTATTTTTCCGTCACACTCGCGCCAACTAAATAGAATTGCGATAATTGACGACATACGGGTTTGATTTCAACATTTCCGTAACGTCGCCGGTGTTGCGGTCAAGATTAATGTTTGAATAAAGCGTTTTTTGGTTTCCAGCAAGACGACCCATACTTTCAATACCGGGACTCTGATATGGCATGTCGCCGCTTACCGGTCGATTGTTTTTGAGTATACCGTCGCGGTTATCTTGCCGCATGTTGATGTTTCCGTTCATAAGAGACATATTGCCTTTAACCATGTAGCCGTCTATAGTGCTGGCTTTAATGTCATTATTTCGCTGGTTATAATTGGCTTCGTATGAGGTTAATTGGCGACTGCGTTCTCCTGCGCTTGCGTTGCCCGCATAATAAAAATCGCTGGTTTCTTCGCGATATGTTTTTGCCAATTGTTTATCGGTGATGGCATACGCGCCGCCATTTTGATTGGCATTCACATTTAAATGAAAAGGCGAGTTCTCGGTAGTTTCGCGAATCGTCGTCGGCAATTTGTCGGCCGGATTAAAAATATAAGAGTTTGAAACGGTGGTGGACGGGTTCTGATACGGCCGCAATGTTCCAATCACATTTTCTTTGCGCGAAGGGCGCAAAATATCCAACAGCGGCGCAATCGCGGCATTTAGACCGCCGCTAACCAATCCAAAATAACCGTTTTGTTTATTTTCGCTGCGGTTGTTTGGATACGCCATTTTCGACTTTATGCCGTAATCGCCGTCGTTTGCGTAATATCGGCCGCCCGCGTTTGCGGGGGCAAGAGGAACGCCGCCGAGTTGTTGATTGTGTGACGGCATATATTCGCCCGAAACATACATGCTATTATGTTGAGAACCCGCCGCGCCGACATAATCGGTCGATGTTTCTTCGCGCGAAACGTAGCGTTCGACAGGAATCGCGCGCAACGTTTCGCCCTTTTGAACACCGGTGGTGGTAAACAGTCGGTCGCGCCCCATTTCGAAACTTTGGTCGGGCAAATGTTTTTCCATAACCCCCATTTGTTCTTGGGTAGCGACGTATTTAATAAAACTGTCGGCGGGGCCTTCGTGACCCAATAAAGACAGCCCCGACGATTTAGGGTTGGTTTTAACGCGTAATTGGTCAACGTTTTTATCTAGCCATTGGTCGCGCGCAAGCATACCCGAGTTGTAACCCGCCGCGCCGCCGGTGGTGTAGCCGAGACCTAAACCGGGCGCAACCGCTTCTTCGGCAAACGGTTTGACATTTGCCATTCGTGTGCTTGGGTTCATGCGAGACTGCATAAAATCACTTTGATTTGGCGCACCGTGCGCCCATTGTAAATTATCGTGCGGTGAAAACATCGGCGACTGTTCTTTTTTGGTAATGGTTTGAGAACCCGACCCCGAATAATTGTCTAAAACGCTTTCGTGCACATTAGAATCGACGTGTTGATTTCTTAAATGGCTGCCGAAAAATGGCACCATGTTGTTGTGTTGAAAATATTCGCCATTCACGCGTTCACCGGTTAAAGAATAATAGTCGGTGCCGCTGCCGCCGCCGCCTAACTGTGTAATTTCTGAAATATTCGGGCGAAAATATTTATCCGTATACACGCCGCCCGCATTGTCGAATTTATTTACGGTTGACAATTTGGCGGTTTCGTCGGTTTCCGAGGTCACCTGGTATTGCGCGGGGTAATTTCGGTCGGGAACATCGACATTGGGCAATTGTTCGTTTTTGTTGCGAAAATTTTCATTTTTTTTTGACTGATTATTTATTAAATATAAACTAGATAATGCGAATAGCGGTATAACAACTTCCATATATTGTTATATTAGAAATAAAAACCGCTAAAACCGATAAAACGCCAAAACCGATATTGATAAAAAAAATATAGACGCATTATTTTATTCTGTTTACCGAATGAAATAATGGAATGCCCGATATGTCTAGAAGAATACGACGACGACCCCAATAACGCAAGTATTGTCAACGCTGTGGTGTCGGTTGGCGGCAATGATATTGAGAATAATACAAACGTAATATTTATGAGAAAACAAATACAGAAAAGAAAAATAAACCTTCATGACAAGCATTATATATGTCATATTTGTTACGAAGAAACCGTGAAAAAAAATATCGAAAAATGTTGTTATTGTAGAGAACCCATCGATTTTGACGTAATTGACATTGCAAATCAAATATCCGTTCATATAAAAACAAAACCGCACCGAGTTATCCCTCCGCCCAAAACATATATTGCGCACATAAAAACCACCTTTTTTATTTTATTTTGGGTAACCGTTATATGTCTTCCGGTTTTTATGGTTGTGTTGGTCATTATTTTATTGATTATTGTATGTATTCACAAGCCATAGCCGGAAACAACCGGTGTTTTCTGAACAAAATAGTCTTTTTCTAAAATACGGGTTTGTATATTATTATGAAACTTTAATTCAAACCCGTTCAGCGGGTTCAATAGCGGTTCTTCCCACCGTTGGTGTTCAATGTCGCGATACATCCACGCCGGGTGCGATGCCCGCGTTTCTTCAATAAAGGGCGCGGTTTCGCGATACGGAACACGATTTGTCTGAACCGAATGGTGTCGGTAATCGTTTTCGCCAATTAAATCGCGGTTCAATTTACGAGTCATTCCGCGCAAATCGCTCTCTAGATTTACTGTGTTTGTACACAAATTCGCGCCCCACTTTTGCATACGTATACCGGTATCTTCCATAAACGGTAAATTCATACCCGGGCCGGGGGTATTAATCATATAATTTCCGGGAAATGCGCTTTCGGTCACTTGTTTTTGAATTCTATACGGGTCATCATGAAACCGCGTAAATGACATATTGTGTTGTATTATTACAATACGCCCCGAAAAAAATATGTAAATATCGACATATAACAAACTAAACACACAATCGGAAATGCCGGTATCAATTGCCCTAAATATGATTGTAAAAAACGAGGGTAAAATCATCGAGCGAGTTTTAACGTCGGTTCTTCCGTGGATTGATTCATATTGTATTTGCGATACCGGAAGCACAGACAATACCGTTGAAATCATTGAATCTTTTTTTGCGTCGCATTATTCTGAAAAACCCATACGCGGCAAGATTATCGTAGAGCCTTTTCGCGATTTTGGGTATAATCGCAGTCACGCATTAAAACAATGTGTAGATTTACCGAATGCGGATTATATTTTATTGATTGATGCGGACATGATTTTTACATATGATGCCAACATAAATATTCAGGAGTTCAAAGATTCGCTTGTCGATTATGATGCCTATTATGTGTTCCAAGGTTCTGATACATTTTTTTATAAAAACGTGCGGTTTTTAAAAAATAGCCCTGAAAATTCATATTGGGGGGTTACTCACGAATACGTAAAAACCCCGGCAAACACAAAATATCATTTGCTTCCGCGTTCTCTTATTTTTATAGCGGATATAGGTGACGGTGGTTCAAAGAACGAGAAATTCGCGCGAGACGTGGTTCTGTTAAAACGCGGGCTAGAAGAATACCCGAACAATGACCGATATACGTTTTATTTGGCAAACAGTTATCGCGATTTGGGCGACAACCAAAACGCCATTGAAACCTATAAAAAGCGCATTAAAATCGGTGGTTGGAAAGAAGAAATATGGTATTCGTATTATTCAATCGGAAAATGCTATAAAAGCATGAATGACGACGCAAACGCGATTTTTTATTGGCTAGAAGGATACAATTTTTTGCCGGAAAGGGCAGAAACCGTTTACGAAATTTTGCGGTTTTATCGCGAAACCGGTAAATATATTTTAGCGTATTCTTTTTATAAATTGGCGGATTCAATAAGGCGCCGTTTAATTCGCGGCGACGACCATTTGTTTCTTCAAAAAGACGTGTATGATTTTAAAATTGATTACGAGTTGTCGATTATTGGGTATTACCACAACCCGGAAAAAATCGACATGTCAAAGGTTTCAATGATTATTTTAGCCAATCGCGGAATGGACGATTCGATTATGCAAAATATCGTGAGCAACTATAAATTTTACACGCCAAAATTGTCTGACTTGGTCGACGACCAACCAACGATTGGGTTTCATGCGGCCGCAATGCCGCAATTAACCGACGGCGAGACGAGCGAATACGGCCGCGACATGTCGGGGTTTTTAGCGAGCACCCCCTCTATATGCGCATACACCTACAAAACGCATGATTTTGCGGACAAGACGAAATTGGCGATAATGCGAAGATTTGTAAATTACCGAATCGACGACAATGGCGGATATATTTGCGGCGACAAAATAACAACCGTCAATGTATTGTCTGTTTACGATGTTTCGGGCAATGAGTTCAACAAGAAAATCGAAACGATATTGAAATACGACAAAACATTGGATAACTATTATGTCGGGTTAGAAGATGTTCGTGTCATGTTTTATGATGAAACGACGCTAATCTATAATGCAAATCGCGGTTTATCTCGTACTAATATTGCGATTGAACACGGTCAAATTGATATTGAAACGGGTCAGACGTTTATGTCGAATATAGTCAGTTACGTGAATCAACGACCGGTCGAAAAAAATTGGGTTATCTTTTCCACGAAATTGGGTCAAGTCAAATGCATTTACGGGTGGTTTCCACTAACCATTGGCGAGTTTGATTCTGAAAATTGTCTACACGTTACGGAAACGCATACGACCCCCGAATTATTCAAAATGGTTCGTGGTTCAACCAACGGGGTTTTCATCGAAAATGAAATATGGTTTATTTGTCATTTGGTCAGCAATGAGAATAGACGTTATTATTACCATTTATTTGTGGTGTTAGACGCGGAAACGCACGAAATAAAAAAGTATTCGAAACTGTTTACGTTTGAATGTTCGAAGGTAGAATATACGTTGGGGTTTGTTTATTTAGAGAACCGGTTTATTGTCGGGTATAGCGTGATGGATAGAGAAACCAAATATATGTCGCTGTCTGAAAAATCAGTGGCCGATTTGTTCTGGCGCGACGACGAGCCCACCACCATCGCCGTATGATTTGCATACCCCGAATGTGCGCCGATGCCATTCGGTGATTCCGTGTTCGCCGATGCCGCGTAAATGTTCTTTGGTGCCGTAGCCCATGTTTTTATGCAAACCGTATTTTGTGGATAGGTCGGGGTATTGTTTCGTCATTTCGAGAACATAATTATCGCGCGCGGTTTTGGCCAAAATGCTTGCCGCCGCGATGCCCATGTATAGCGAATCGCCTTTTTCGACAGTTACGTGTGGCATTTCCACGATTGATTCCGTATCGTTGTCGAAAGAACAATACGGCGTAAAATAATTTCCGTCAATCACCGCCAAACAGTCGGTTATGCCTGCAGCGGCAGCGCCACCGCGCAACGGTTCTTGTAGTTTGCCGAGTATTTCACGGATACACTCGTGCATTCCGCGCATGGCCGCCTGTAAAATATTGATTTCGTCGATTCGTTTTTCGTCGACGAATGCAATGTGCCAAATGAGTGCATTCGTTTTGATATATTCGGCCATTGCCGCGATTTTCTTTTTCGAAGAGAACTTTTTGCTGTCTTTTACTCCATCGCCGACGAATAATTCGGGGTCTTTAGGTAAAACCACGGCCGCGATATATACTCTCCCAAAAAGAGAACCGCGACCCGCTTCGTCGATACAAATTTCATATTTGTCTCTATTTTCACAATAAAAACGGGTAAGTGACATTTGTGTGTATGGAAAACACAATTATATACATTCATCAATCAATTTTTTCGCGATATACTGTATATGAAATTAACACCATTTTTGATTTTTTTAATATTATTATTTGTTTTAGTAATTTCAGTTTTATTTATAAACAATACCGGCGTAAACCCAGGAAAAGAAGGTATGGTTGCGTATCAGCAAAGTCTTCCCAACAATACCGCCATTGTCATGCCCGCCTATTCCCAAAATAATGTGGTTAAGCTGAATGACGGTTTTTATTTTGACCCAACAAACGGTAATTTAATTGAGGTTGACGGTCATCCTAGCGGCGTCCCTGACGCTACCGGTGCGAGTGTTCAACATTTAATTATTACCACCCGTTCCAATCCGTCAACGTCACAAGAATATGCGATAAACGGAAATACAAGACAGCATACAAGTTATGAAAGTCTAATTAGCCCGGTTTCTAACTCCAATAATAGTTATAGTATCAAGAATTCGGGTAATAATTCTGACCAAACCCTGGTGGGTTACTCTGCGTGGAAAACGAATACCTGTATAAATGTTTTGGTAAATTCGAATTCGCACGCAAACACCGGCGGTTTAAATATAGCAAACGTTACCAACATTTATTCCTATTATTTTTCACATGGTTCAGGCACCGGTTCATATGTAGCATTAAGCATCGATGTCAGCCCCGCGTCTTTAGGTTATTCGCCGCCCGATACGGATGCCGACATCGGTAACTCTGTGCCGTTGCCTGCATACGGTTCAGCGAATGTGATAAAAATAAATCATTTTGTGTATTACGACAACGCAAATGCAAAATTAATTGTCGTTAACGGCACAACGACAACGGTTTATAACAATAGCGGCGAAATTGTTACCGCAGCGACCACCACCACATCAACGCCCACCCCCACCGCTGCGTCAACGCCCACACCGACAACAACGGCCGCGCCCGCGTCCGCAATTGTGCATAGTGCGGTGGTTTCGTCAACGTCATCAAACCCGCAATTTAAGTCGTGGGCGATTATTGAACCGAATAGCAATAAATTAATTATTTTTAATAGCATTAATGCAACCGACGCGGTTATTCTTTTAGGAGGATATACCAACAGTAACAAAACCGATTTTGAATTTATAACGTCGTTAAGAATCACGCCAACCGGTATAGACAACGGAACCGGTGTGGGAGCCGGTGCAAATGCCATTCCAAATACAAACACAGATGCTGGTTATCAACAAATGCCCCCGCAAAACCAAGATGTAGAATATTATTTATTGGGTCTATTGAGCAGTTATTACGGCAACGCAAACGGAAATCAAAACGAATCCCCTTTTTCAGGGGGGCAATGGCCGCCAAATCAAAGACAACAATTTAACCCAAATTACAGCAACAACAATAATTACATACTAAAAACACAGGTTGTGCCGCCGGTTTGCCCGAGTTGTCCTTCTTGTTCGACTTGCAACACAACGGGCAATGGTGCATGTTCAAATTGCGGAGGTCAAGGCGGGTCTGGAACATTGTCGTCATCCGGAAATTCAATTGTCGATAACTCGCAAAACTATATATCGAATGCCGCATCGGGTCTAAAGAATCTTGCGGAAAACACCGGGTCGGGTGTGAAAAATTTCGCGGAAAACACCGGGTCGGGTGTGAAAAATTTCGCGGAAAACACCGGGTCGGGTGTGAAAAATTTCGCGGAAAACACCGGGTCGGGTGTGAAAGATTTGGTGGAAGACACCGGTTCGGGCGTGAAAGATTTGCTGGAAAATACCGGGTCGGGCGTGAAAAATTTGGTGGAAAATACCGGTTCCGGTTTAAAATCATTGATTACCGACAACGGCACTTATGGCGGAAACGGCGCTTATCGAAACGACAACATCAACGCCGGCAGCGGCAACGCAATCGGTTCTCGGTCAGGCGCAGGTTACATGGGAACACGAAATCAATACAATACCGCATTAGACCAATATTCTTATTTCGGAAAATTACCGGATAAAGACTCGGGAAATTATCTTCCGGTAACGGCGGATTTCAGTCGATTCGGTCGTTAAATGTACAAAAAAACAATATTTTCATAAATAAAAATGATGCGTTCATTTATGAAAATAACGCCGCGAATGTATTCGTCAAAAATAGAATAGAAAAATGTAGTGATATTACAGTAAATACGCGCGCCGCCGACCAATGAATAAAACGGCGGGTTTCGACGGAATAAATAAAATATTAAATAGAGAACATACGTCAAACCAAATAAAAGAAATATTGACATCCTTCGATGCGATGCATAAAAGCGTATTGTTCAAAAAGGGTATTTATATATACGGCTCGCCCGGTTCCGGAAAAACCGAGTTCGTCACACGGCTGCTGAATGAATTAAATTACGACATAATAAAATACGACGCCGGCGACCTTCGAAATAAATCATTGATTGAAACCATCACAAACAACAACATATCAAATCGCAATGTTCTTGACATGATGTCGAAAAAGGTAAAAAAAATCGCCATTGTCATGGACGAAATCGACGGCATGAACAACGGCGACAAGGGCGGAATCACCGCCCTCATAAAACTGATTCGACAAAAAAAGACCAAAAAACAGCGGCTGGAAAATAAAACATCAAACCCGATTATTTGTATCGGCAATTATTATGTCGACAAAAAGATAAAAGAATTAATGAAGGTCTGCACTGTCTTTGAAATAAAAGCCCCCACCGACCAACAAATCTCGCATTTATTTGCGCCCCTCGTCGCGTCTGCGGTCAACAGTTCGCATAAAGATATTTTATTGAAGTATATTCAGGGCGATATGCGAAAACTGAAATTTGTCAACGAAATGTTCTCAAAGAAACCCGAATTAATAACCGATAATATTATCGAAAACATATTCCATAAAAAATCATACAATGAAGACTCTAAAAAAATAACCCAATCGTTAATTAATAACCGCGTTTCAATTGAACGGCACAATCAATGCATTAACGAAACGGACAGAACCATCGTCGCGCTTTTGTGGCACGAAAACGTTGTCGATGTTATTCAATACAAACCGAATGATGATTCTTTTCCATTTTATTCTGAAATATTAGAGAACATGTGTTTTGCGGATTATATCGACAGAATCACGTTTCAACACCAAATATGGCAATTTAACGAAATGAGTTCTCTCATCAAGACGTTTTACAACAATAAAAAATATCACGACAAATTTCCGGAAAATAAAAACCGGTTTCAGCCGAGCGAAGTTCGATTCACAAAGGTTCTCACCAAGTATTCGACAGAATACAACAATATTGTTTTTATATTTAATTTATGCCAACAAATGGGATTAGATAAAAAAGATTTAGTGAGTCTTTTTCAGGAATTACGCATCTTTAATGGTCAAAAATTCGGCGATTCTTATGCCGAGATTGAAAACACGTTTGAAAATTACGACATTACAAAACTAGACGTGAGACGCATGTATCGATATTTAGATAAAAACGTAAAAAAGGAAACCGTCGACGACGACCTTTTGGAAGAAGAATTGGAACTCTAGTGCCGCCGTGGAATTTATGACATGAATGTAAATTTTTATCATGCATGTCATACACCTACCGTAAAATCACCCACCACCGACTCAATCAAAATCAACGTCAAAGTCAATGCTTACCTCCGGTTCTGATTTGGGTTTAGGCATGGACGAATCAACGATTTCAATCGGCACCTTATAGGTGGGCGGTGACGGCAAAGATGCCGGGGCGGCGAGCGAAATCGTCTGTTTTAATTGCGCGATTTCTTTAGCCAACGTTTGGTTCTCGTTAATCTTTTCAATCAACCTCTTTTGAAGCATGGAAACCATATTTTCCAATTCGGCCGTCTTCTTTTCGTGGTTACCCCCCGCTAACAATGACGCCCCGCCGCCGCCCGTCGCGTTTAGTTGTGTTTGCAATTCAACGATGCGCGATTGTTGTTGTTGCATAATTTGCACAACATCCTGGTTCGATAACTGAACCGGTTCTTCGCCCGGTCGCTGTATCATAAACGGACTATTTCCTTCGTTGCGCTTTTTCATTTCTTCTTCGATATATTTCTTGCGTTCTTCTTCGATTTGTTTCATTTGGATGAGAACATCGGGTTTCATTTTAGGCAAACCGGGTTCGTATTTTAACAATAATTTGTCAATGTCTTGTAAAAAGAACTGTTTAATCTTGTTTTCGGGGGCGGTCTTAATAAACATATCGACCGTTTTAGGCGATTCCTTGCAATAATCCGGGTGTGGGTTATCTAGCATTTTGCGTTTATCGAATGTGTTGTGTTCGTGCGAAAAAACCAATATTGTTTTCATCGGGTCTAATTGAACAAACGGTATCGTGTATTCTTTTAAAAATGCGCGTTCTTCCGCCAATGATGCGGTTTCCTCGTATTTAGTGATTTTCAACAATTCACTGCGAAACGCAAATGTTCCGGCCGTTGCGTGATTGGGCCCGTAGGGCCCACACTGATACATTTTCTGCAATTGTTTATAATAAATGTAGATTTCGCTCGACCCCGCGCATAATGCGTTTGGCGCCGACTGAAGACGTTCTACTGCGTGAGAAATTCGGTCGGGCGGGTAGTAGTCGTCGTCGTCCATGTATACAATAATCGACCCCCGCGCATATTTATGCATATAGTTGCGTTTTGCACCGAGTTTCATTTTTTCTTCCACCTCGAAATAACGAATTTGCGGAATATTAGACGATTCGACCAAATCCTTGATTTTGTCCGTTCCGTCATCGACGATAATCCATTCAATACGGTGTTTCGGGTAATCTTGGTTACGAAAACACTCAAACATGGTTTGTATAAAGGGGCGGCGGTTAAATGTAGGCGTGCAAACACTCACCAATGGCATCACCTTCTTTTTTGATGATGTCATTTTTAAGAATATATGTATTGTGCGATAAATTCTATATTGTTTTTACGCGAATATTTACTTATTTTTATTCTCATTTTTTTCGGTCGGTAATGTAACACGTCGGAAATGGTAACAATACCGTATTATATATACGCCCTTGTGTGTTTTGTCATTATTGCGTTATCGATTCGTATTATTATGGCCGTTTCGCATCATTATCGGGAAGGATTCAATTATACCCAAATCGTCGTGAGTTTAACGACATCGCCCACGCGTATTGATTTTATTGAACCCGTGATTCAAAATTTAGAGAACCAAACACTGAAACCGTCGAAAATTGTTGTCAATGTTCCACACATATTTAAGAGAACCAACGCCGAATTCACGAAAATACCCGATTTTCTCACAAAAAACCCCCGGGTTACGGTAAATCGATGTGAAGACATTGGCCCCGCCACCAAAATTATTCCGACCGCTGAATTATACGCCAATGAACCGGATACGATGATGATTTCAATCGACGACGATATTTCTTACACAACAACCTTTGTCGAAACCCTTGTGAAATATGCGAATAAATACCCCGATTCTGCAATTACCGGAGAGAGTTTTATGAGACTGCCCCATAAAAAAAATGACCCAAAAACAAATTATGCGCAATTGGTGGAAGGATACAGTTCTGTTTTATACCGAAAAAGATTTTTCGATAATTTCAGTGTAGAAACATTGAAAAAATATCCGAAATTTTGCTATTTTGCCGACGATTTCATTTTATCAAACCATCTAAACAAGGAAAACATACCGATTGTGGTGGTTGATTCTAAAGAAAAAATGATTGAAAACGCATATTTGGATTACGGAAGCCAATCGGATGCCCTAAAAAACGGTGCCAATGGTCACACTAACGGCAATATAGATAATTACTCAAAATGCGCGGCACACCTGAAATCATCCGGCGAATTGTTTATTGACTACTCGTTTTAGCCAAAATACACAAAACGTCGGTTATTCTTTACGATAAATGTTTTTTTCTTGCCAATATTCGTTGTATCTTTTTGTTTTATTTTGTTCATTATACACATCATCGTCTTTAATCAATACGGCCAAATCGTCTTTATTTTTTATTACCAAATTATTGTTTTTATCAAAACCCAATTTGTATTCTAAATTATCGATTTCGGATTCCGTAAAAAATTGTTTCATTAACAGGGGGCCCGTCGGCGACAATACAGATTCGCCATAATAGTCATTTTTTACATTTTCAACAATCTTGTTTATGCATTGTAATAAAATAGTATTGTTTGGTTTGCACACCATAAATGCATTGTATATTCCTTTTCCGGAAGCGTCAATGTCTCTGACAAAACATTCTTTATCGATTATAGACAAAAACCTAAATCCATCGGTCGGCTTTAATTTAATGTCCATGTAAATTCCGCCGCGAATGTATAAAACACAATATCTCCACAAATCCGCACGATATGCGCCGGGTATAATGCGTGTATATGCGTTAGCGACGGGTTCATCAAAATGTTCTCTAATGAATTCTAGACATTCCGTGTCATTGAAACATTTATATGTAAATTCGGGGTTTTCGCGTTGTATATTTTCCGTTATTTTTTTCATATTTGGCGGCAGGCCCGCGGTCTGATTCCATGTTTGAAAAATATTCATTGGTATTTCATTTTTGCCGTCAAAATTTTCTGTAACGAAAAAATGAGACAAAGAAAAGACTAAAATAACAATTACCAAAATACAATAAAACAGAATTTGCCACCTCTTCATATACATATGCGCCGACTTTTGTGTATAGGTTCTCGTCGTTTGATTTTTGTGTCGAATAAAAAAATCAAACGACGAGAACATGTGACATGAACATTTTACACCGTGTATAATTAGTTTGCCGAAAGAGTATAAATACATATCGCGTAAAAAATATATAAGCGTCACAAAAAAAATTGAACGGAATATGAATGACAACAACATCAGTATACTAAAAAATACAATGAGCCAACAAACCAATTCTGTTTCCAACAAAGAAGCGCTTAAAGATAAAATTCACGAAATTCATAATTTTCTTCGAAACAATGGTGCGGGATATGGTATGAACGCATTAAAAGTTTTTAATATTTTGTATGGACTGAAAAAAATAGAAGAAAACGGTTTGCTGGATAAAGTAAATTTAAAAAGACCGGATTGTGAATTTTCGTATTTATTGAAATTCGCAAACGATGACCAAGGGGAAAGATTGGCAGAACTTATTTACGGAAATGTTCTTCAGTCGATATATGAAAGTCGAATAAAAGACCTTTTGTTTTACGAAATACCAAGAAATATGCGTGCTTCCGTATTGACGTTTCTTATTAAAGAAATCGATAAAATAACCATCATTGAAAAAACATGCAACGTGCTTTTATCCGGAAAAATTTACGAGTATTTCATCGGTCGCGACGAAAGCGCAATCAGTGAATTGGGGGCGTATTTCACCGACAGACACATTGTGGATTATATTTTAGAAAAACTCAACCCGTCGCTGAACCCTGACGGAACCATTGGAACCATGATTGATATGTTTGGCGGTTCGGGCGGATTTACTACCGGTTACATTAATCATATGAACGAAAAATACACGAATCAAATCGATTGGAACATGGAAATAAACAAAATTTCGCATTTCGACATGAACGAAGATGTCATTAAATCGGCGGGGCTAGAATTCTTTTGTTTAACCGGCGTATTGCCGAATATGGAACATCTACAATACAAGAATTCATTTACGGATGAATTTAATGGCCAAAAATATAAATACCCGCTTACAAACCCGCCTTACGGTGGCGATAAAACCAATAAATCGGAATCTCAATTAAAACGCGAAAAGGTGAAAGAATATATAAAAACGGAATTAACGACAATCACCGACGAAGAAGCGAAAACCCGGCGACAAAAACAATTAAAGGAAATAGAAGCGCAAGAAAAACAAGAAAAGAAGGAAAGCGATAAAACAAAAGTTTCTGTTTCAACATGTAGTGCCAGAATACAGAAATTCGCATGGGTGAATAAGTTGAAAGGAAACGACAAAGAAAGTTGTTCCCTGATGTTACTGATGGATATATTAGAAGAAGGAGGAACCGCAACTGGTGTATTGAAGGAAGGGGTATTTTTCAACAAAACGTATAAAGACATTAGAAAATGTTTGGTGGAAAATTACAACGTGAGAGAAATAATCAGTGTGCCGCAAGACCAATTTGAGAACACATCGACGAAAACATCGATTATCATATTCGACAACACGGAAGAAAAAACAACAAAGGTTAATTTTCGAGATTTGACCGTAGAACGATATACAGAAGATAAATACGCGGAAATATTCGGAGATATATTTATAGTGGAGAACAAGGGGGACATCGTAAGAGTGAGCGACACATTAATATCAGAAGCGACAAGAGACGAAATACTGGAAAACCCGATATGTTCATTGAACGGAAAAGATTATAGCAAAAAAGAGGTGGTTGTGGGGGAAGGGTATGAATTGGTGAAATTGGGTGACGTATGCGAATTTTTACAAAAGAGTAAAAGAAATGCATCATTTGGTAAATCAGAAGGTCAATATAACTTTTATACATCAAGTGAAAAAGTGCAAAAATGCGATGTTGCAGATTACGACGAAGAATGTTTAATAATAGGAACCGGGGGAGTAGCAAATATAAAAATGGATAATAAGTTTAGTTGTTCGGCCGATAATATGATTTTAAAATCAAATCACATCTCTTATTTATATTCGTTTTTAAAGGGAAATATGAAAATATTATCGGACGGTTTTACAGGTTCAACACTAAAACACATATCAAAAGATTACTTAAAAAACATACAAATACCGATACCGAAGTCAGAAGAAAAAATGAAAGAATGGGTAGCCAAGATTTCCGCCCCGTATAATGAAAAAAACGCAAAACAAACCAAAATAAAAGAATTGGAAGCCTTCGTTCAAACCCGAATAAAAGAAATAAGCGAAAACGAAGAGTGTTATGAAGTAGAATTTGATAATGTTTTAAGTTATGTCAATAAAAAATATAAATATCGTGCTACTGACGGAAATAATCAAGGTAAATATAGGTTTTATACGTCAAGTCAAGACAAGATTTTATATAGAGATGATTATGAATTTGAAAATAATCATATATTAATCGGAAGAGGTGGTATGGCGTCATTGCATTTAACGTCGAAATTTTCTGTGACACATGATGATGTTTATGTTTTAACAACAAAAAATAAAGAATATCATTTAAAATACATATTTAATTACATCAAATTAAATATACAACTTATTGAAAACAGTTTTAAAGGATCAACCATTAAACATAGTTCAAAAAATGCGTTGTCACAAATAAAAATACGCATTCCAAAAAACAAACAATTAATTGACGATTTAGAACCCATATTTCAAGAAATTGAAACACTACATAATGACGTAAAACACGCGGAAGAATTATATAAAAAACTTATTCAAGAATTGAGCGAAGAAGCGATACCTACGATTGAAAATAACGAAGCTAGAACGACAGAAAATACTGAACCAAAAACACAAGAACCCGAAATACCGAAGAAGATAACCATAAAAAGAAAAGTAAAGAAAGAAACCCGATAAAATACAAATGAATCGACAATAAAATAAAACAAGAGATTATCGATGAGTGTATTGTGTATTTAGGCAGTTTTAATTTAACGTTTTCTGACGCTAAACCCTAATTCAATAGGTATGTTCATAAAATTTTTATAAAAATCGGCTGGTTCTTTTGGCAAAAACGTATATTTTTCACAAGCCATAAAATAATCGTCTAGCGACCCAACTTGTTTTTCTCTACAAAAATTTATCCACTCGTGTTTCGACTGAATAAATTTTACGGTATCGACACCCATAAAATCATACCAATCTTCCCACACCCCTTTTTTAACGAAATATTCTTCGGGTGAAGCGATATAGTTACAATGAATATTTTGTGTTTGAATATATTCTATTTTCGATCGAATATTTAACCCGGTATTTATTGAACGAACGTAATTGTATTCGTCTTGTTCTTCTGTAAATTTCGAACCGAGCGCTTTGCTATATCGCAGTCTTAATTTTATTTTATTTAGTTCATCGCCATTTTCGATAAACGCATAATTGTTGTATTCTATAACGCCGTTCTCGTCTGTTTTGTTTTTTATTTGGGTTTTTACAACAGACACAATTATTTTCTGTTCAATGTTCTCATCTACATTTCTCATTTGCGATACAACGTTTCTCACTTTTTCGTAAGATTTAGTTTTGGTTTTCCAGTCATCAGTATCGTCAATATACGGAATAATAACATACGCCTTTTTATTGGGGTTTCCTTTTTCAATCCTATTTGGTCGCAATAAATACTGAACGATTCTAGTTTCACTTTGCATATTTCCGGCAATACAAACTCCATTCAGTTTTGGCAAATCAAAACCGTTCACAAAACCCTCATAAACTCTACTTTTTCAAATAGATTCTTGTCGATACACACCTAATTTGCATTGGTATGTGTTTATATCGGTTCTTTTACCGTCTATGAACGCAAACGGATGTTTTTT